GCACCCCGCCACGCTCCAACAGCAGCGCTTCAACAATCGGTATCAACAGCCGATCACCAGCGCCATCCCGACCGTGTTCATCGAACACTTCCGGCCACTGGTCAACAATCTCCTGTAGCCGCCCTGCTCCCAACACCCGCTCAGCGGCCTGCCACACCCTGTTAGCACGACGCTGCTCATTTCTCAGGTTCGACGGGAGGTCGGGGGGCAAGGTGATGGGTTCCGGAATATCAAGTTGTTCAACGTCGGGTCGCCGGACCGCCGGTTCAGCACGCCCGCCCCTCAGCCGATTCTGTAATGCGGCATAAACTGCCCCCGCCCTTGGATGATCAGCAAGCGCACTACCCTCTGCCGCATCGGCTATATGGTTCGCAAGTCGCCTTAGACGGTTTTCATCATCACCGGCAACACCATCAATAACAGGATCAAGAATGCCCTCAGCCGCGTCCAATAAAATGAACACCGCCCCGTTAAGGTTGTCTTGCTCCAATCCGGTTACGACTCCACGGGCGGCAACATCCCTCGCTATGGACGCTTCACGACCAAGTGGACGAGGGCGACGGGCACGGAGGTCAGGCGCTCCTTCCTCGCCCCGACGGACAAGTTCTCTGCTTAACAAATTCTCTAGTTGTTGAAGAGCGTCAATATCATCCCGCCACCCATGATCCCTAAGCGCACGAATATGATCGCCTTCTTCTCGCCGCCGGATGTATGACTGGTCCCTATGGAGTCCAACCCGCAATACCTGCAACAAATTGGAGTCCATTTCAGCCAGATACTCACGAATCGCTGGCATTTCGTCAAAGTCGGGCATCACCCGTTGGGCCTCTATTTGATTGGCGTCCAGAATCGCTGATACTTCTTCCCTGACCCGCTCTCCCTCCGCCCGCTCGGCCTCAAGTTCTGCCACATCGATACCCTCTTCATGCGGCCTTGGTACAAGACCAGCCTCTGGACGAGGGCGACGGGCACGGAGGTCAGCCCCAATACGCCGGAGCCGTTCGACTTCCTCCGGCTCACGGTCGCGCAACTGCTGATCCATATTCGCCCGACGTTCAGGAGAAAGCGCTTCGATCGCCGCCTCCAACTCGTCAAAGCGACGGCCCTGTAAGAACGGGCGATCCAATATGTCGGGATGGGCGGCGTCGATCGCCTGCATTTCATCCCACATTTCTAGTGGCCTCATATCGTCTGGCCTGTTGGGGAACTCAGACGCCATTACCTCATCTATGTGTCGATTGTCAGGAGCAGGCTGACTAGCGTGCCTTCGCGCGATCTCTCCCTGAATCTGCCTCACCACCGACTGCCCTCCGGGCCTTTCATCGTGTCGATCGTGTACCATCCGCCGCAGCGCTATGGCGAAATCTTGTTCATCCCACTCATCCAAACTCGCAACACCGTCGCCAAACTTGAACGTGATCTCTTCACCACGCGTATCAATCAGATTGTCGAATAACGCCCGCTCCACAGCCCGGCGCTGAGAGGGAACCTCGCCATCGCCTTCTGGAAGCCCGTCCCGGTGGAGCCATGCCCGTTTCTGCTGAGTTGACCACTCTGGCGCTTCTTCGCCCCAAGAACGACCTTCCGTAAACTCTGGTACCGGGCCGTAAGGCTCATCACGCTCAGCAGGACCAAACTCTTCCAAAGCGTTCCGGTTCATTTCCCCAAGAAGAAGACGCGACAACTCGTGGGCACGCCTGCGATGTTCAGGCGTTTCGGCTCCCGCCTCCGCCTCACGCTCAACACGCAACTGTTCGTTAACCAACCGACCGCGATCGTTTAGGTTTCCGTCGTCGTCGTAGTACCGACCGAAACGTTGGGCATGAACTACGCGTTCTACATCAGCGTTACGGCCTCCGCCCGGCTCATAATCATCGTCACGCCAAAATGCCCGTTCGGGTAGACCACGATCTGGGAACCGGTTTCTCACATTTCGACGGGAACGATCATCCGGCAGGCTGCCCTGATCAGCATCAATAACCGCATCAATCAGATCCTGAACATGCCTCGCGTCACTTTCAGGAAGCAAGACCTCCGGAATCAGAACATCAGCAGCCTCAGCCACAACTTCCGCCACCGGCTTGCCGGTCTGCTCTTCGACATTCGCGTTATCTTCGTCCTGCTGTTCCTTCAGGGTGCTTACACCGAATATTTCCCGCAACCTGTCAACAACGCGATCGACGGGCCGGTACAACGGCTCCCGCTCAACTGGTGCGCCCTCTTCCCTGTCGCGCTCATCAATCCGCCCCTCCTGACCTTCCCTGAGACGATCCAGCCTCGCGGCTATGCGCTCCCGACGCTCTGCCCTACGCTCTGCCCGTCTGGCTCGCCGCGCTCCACCCCGGTCCAACTCCTCGCGGTCAACCGCCGCGCCCTCTTCCCTGTCACGTTCACGAATCCGCCCCTCAGCCGCATCCCTGACACGCTCCAACGCACGGGCACCACGCTCACGGCGCTCGCCGCGACGCTCCTGACGCCGCTGACGACGAGGATCACGTTCCTCAAGTTCCTCGCGTTCCCGCCTCTGTCGTTCCTCAAGTTCTCGTCGCTCAACATCAAAGTCGTTGCGTGCCTCGCGACGAACACGCAATTCCTCAGCCCGATCCAAATCGACCTGACCCCGCTCTTCCTGACCTTCTGCCCTGCGATCCCGACGCTCCGGACGACCCTGAAGCCGACCAATCTCCCGCTGTAGTCGATTCCGACGCCGATTGGCCCGACGCAACGCACCTTGGCGATCAATCTCAGACATATCGGCTTCTGCGCCAAGTTCCCTATCGCGTTCACGAATGCGCCCACGCTGTCCAGCCCTTACCCCCTCTAATCCCTCTGCCAACCGACTGGCAAGACGGCGGCGACGTAGCGGAGATTTGTCGTGGTCGCCCGGTTTGTAATCGATCTTGTTGCCATCGACATCGACCAAATCAACCGAACCCATGAGCGCCCGCGCCCCGCGAGCCAAACCCCTGAATATGGCACCGGACGGGCGTTCCCAAATGGTTCCCTCCTGAACGATCCCGTCGTTATCCCCATCCCTCGCATCAGGGTTGTAGGGAACCACCTTCGGCATCCTTCTCGCCATGCGGGAAATACTTCGACCGCCGATTGAACGACGGCCAAAAACCTTGACAGCAATATCAAACCGATCTTCCGACATCGAAAAGCGCGCTGCCTTGATGTCGATGAGAGAGTCCTTGTTCATCCCCCACACTTCACTGATCCGAATGTCAGACGTATTCCGCTTGCGTCCGTTTAGGGGATCCAAACGCAGCGCCAATGCTTTGTGCTGCATCATTAATGCTGCGTATTCACTACGCTCCGGACGCCAATATTCGTCCTTCTGTCTTGGGTACCGTGCCTGCGGGGGAGCCAGATAGAACGGTTTGCTGCTGCTGGCCCGGCGGGGTGCCCTTTCTGACAGGTACAACGAGAACACCCACCGCGGGACAACCCTCTTCTTGCCGGTACTCGTGTACACGACAACCCGCTCATTCGCCTTTGGTATTTCTTTGAACTTCGGCTTGATCGAAACGTTGTCAGAAAACTCCTGAACGAAAGTTTCAATCGTTTTCGCCGGGTTAGCAGCGATGTCCGGATCACGACTTATTCCCGCCCAACGAGTCCGCATCCTCGCCCCCAGAGTCGGACCTATCTTCCCCTTCCGTTCCACACGAACTGAACCCTCAGGAAACACATACTCAACGGCTTTAGCGCCCTTGGTCAACAAACGAATCTCTTCACCGGCAATAGACTTACGACCGATCTTCGATGTGACATACACCGCGTCTCGCATGTTGTCGTGGTCCTTCATCTTGACCAACTCGTCAGGAGATACCCGTGGCTCAAAAACCACACCATCCCTGCGGACAACCCGTGTCGTGTTCCTATTATTCGATGCGAACTCAACCACATCATTAACCGCGGAATCCCGACGGGCAGCACTCGTTCGTGCCCCCGGCATCGCCGCCTCACGAACCACGGCAAACGGGTCACCCTTCGGTTTCTTAGCAACAACCTCACGCTCCACATCGGGGAGATCATCCCCCCGTGCGAACCGACGAGTCAGTTTCGACCTGTCAGCAGCAGTAACAGCCCCCGGACCCTTCGCCGGTACGTCGAAAACAAGCCCCCCACAATTAGAAAGTTTCTCATCAGAAAATCGGCCACCGTTGTCATACCCCGACGGACAACGCAACGCCGAACCAGCGATGCTCGGCAAACCGCCGCCCAAACCACCACCGCCAGCACCGCCACCGCCGCCGGGAGTCAACGACCCCCAAATCATCGAACGAATAGGACTCCGAAACTTGCCCATATCGCCCGGAATAAAGAACGACGCGATGCTCTGAAGACTTCGACCCAACCGACCGTGGGAAGAAACCAACCCGACCTTTTCCTCTACGGGTTCCGTATAGTCCTCATCCCAGTCAAACGAGCCGGGAACAGGGACCGACCTCATGCCCTGCTTAAACCGCGCCGCCTTAAACTCAACGGCGTTGAGGTCACCATTTATGGGACGGGTGCTGATCCCTCCAACCTCGCGAGATAGCCGTCGATATAACCGCCACGCGGAAACTTCAACACCACCATCGGCGCTCTTTTTGCGACGACGCCTGCGCTTGCCCGGAATCGCCCGGCGGGCCACCCGGCCTGCCATACGCGCAGCCCGACCGCCGCCGTGATGATTACCTTCGTTCGGCCACTTGCCCGTGGTCTCATGATGTAACCACGCGCAAATCCGCTGAAGCGGATACAACTCTGGGTGGTTAGCGAGAATGACAATGCAACGCCGAAAACCACCCGGCTTTCGCATAATGGGACGCCAGTATTTAAGAAGCGCCTCTAAATTCCCGCGGCGCGGGCCATGGCCACGAAGAATGTCACCAGTAATCCGCTCCTGTGGGATTATGTCGATTAGGTCTTGAGGTAACTTCACCTCAAGGGTTTTCTCACCCATGACACTCCCTCAAAAGTGATTTACTTTTTCTTTGCTTTCTTTCCGCTCGCAGCAGGTTCAGGAGCAGGCTCCGGTTCGGGGGGCGGGGGCGGAGGCGGAGGTGGGGCCGGAGCCGCTTCCTCTTCCTCGTGAACAATCCGCCCAAGGTTTGGATCGAAGTAACTTGTCTTACGCATCGGACTCACTTTCGTTAGGAAGTTCTGCTTCAAGCATTTGGAGTTCCATCAGAGAAGCCGCAAACTCTGCTTCTTCGGCTGACTTGGTGTCACGCCATTCCTCAGGAATCATCTCGGGCTTCTGCATTTCATCGGCCCGCTTGATGATGTGTTCCCGCACCTCGTGTGTCTTCACACGGGAAGCAGCCAGAATCGCGTTCTCCAAGTCTGTTGATGAAACGATCGGGAACTGGCCGCCTTCAAGGGCCAGACCCTCTTCAGCCAACTCAGCAGCCCTACTCGGGGAATAGGCACGCTTCAACTGGACTTCAGCCTCAAGGGCTTCCTTCTCAACGATGAGTCCCCTGATTTCATCTTCTTCCTCATCCGACAGGATCACCATGTCAGAACCAAGGAATCCACCGTCTACTCCGACGTAGGCGTCATACGACTTGCCATCTAGACCGTCGATCTCAACGACATAAGCATCTTCGCCTTGGAAGATATCCACATCCACGCCAAGGGACTTACCCTTGACGTTCTTCAAGGCGACCTGCTCGGCCTCCTCAAAGGAAACGATGTGAGTACCATCACCAGCAGCCGACTTTTCCTCAACGTCGTCGCTTAGGGCAATCCAACCAAGGGCTGAACCGGCACCGGAGTAATAGGTTTCGATAAGACCCTCGTCTGTCTTCATATCGACAACGAAAATGTCATCCTTGGGGGCGTACCCCGAATCGACAACCTCACCCTTGAAGTCGGTTTCTGCCTGAACCTCAATCTCCAACAAACCGGGGAGACCCTTTTCGCTGGCACATCCGCCACGACAGAAGTTGCAAACATCGCCGTTAAGAACCTTGCGTTCAATAGCGCACAAGAAATCGGCATCACCAAGAGTCTTGATTTCGCTCCTACCCAAACCCAGCCGCTTCAAACGAGCAGTTAGGGCAACAGGATCCAAGGTGTCAAGATAAGACTCTGGAGCATCGTCATCTTTGCGCCCCACGAAACTTGCCTGCCGGAAACGCCGCGGTGGCATCTCCTCATCATCCTCGTCTTCTGGAACTGGTGCTTGTGGAGTCGGACCATTGGCCTGCTCCAATAGCCGTGCCAATCGTGGATTGGGCGCACGGCCAGCCGGAGGACCAGCCGGAGGACCAGCCGGGGGAGCCGGGGGAGCCGGAGGAGCCGGAGCAGCCGGAGCAGCCGCGGCGGGGGGCGGAGGAGCAAGAGGAACATCCTCGTCCTCGTCGTCATCCGGTAGAGCCACCCGTGGCCGTGGCTGAAGGGCCATTTCCTCCACCTCGTCCTCTTCGTCATCCTCATCGGGGACATCAACGACATAAGCCTTCATGTCCTCCGTGATCTCATCGGGATCCATTTCTACGACCACCACACGCCGCTTCTTCGGACCTTCCCAATTCTTCTCGTCTTCTTCCTCATCGAATTCAGGCGGACCCGGCTGCATTTCAACCCGATCATGCGGGTATCCGGTTGCTACTGGGTGTTGACGAGCGTGAGCCTTTTCTTCCGTTTCGCCCTCTTCGGACTCTTCGGACTCTTCCTCGGATTTGACTTCAGTCTCATCTTCAGACTTGACTTCAGTCTCATCTTCAGACTTGACTTCAGTCTCATCTTCCGACTTGACCTCAGTCTCAGTCTCCAATGAGGACGCGACCTCTTCCAAGGCGGCAATCTCGTCTTCTAGAGACTTTTCTTCCACAGCCTCAGGCTGCTCTTCGTTAATCTCTTCTGACATTTTTTACTCCTTGACCAGAGAATCGACATTGGATAAAGCCTTGCTCATCGCTTGAGCAACGCTTTCTTTATTTCGCTCATCTGCTGGCATCAAAACCTCCAAAGTTTTGAAACCAGCAGCAAACGCTTCGGGAGTGGGGAACCTCACCGGAACCCCCACCCCGGCCAATGCCTCTACGACATCAGCAACCTCATCTTCCGTTGTGCATTCAAACGGGAGAGACTTAGAAAACTCAGAATAATGACCCGGCATTAGAACCTTTTCATCTATTGGTTCTTTCCGTTCCAGCGGTCCCTCAGAGGGCATAACCTCGTTACAAACGCTCTGAAGAATTTCAATGGCCTGCGTGATCTTCCCAACGTTCCTAGTGGAAATCTTTCGACCGGCCTTGACCTCAATGTCATCCTCGGCTGACTTCGACCCGTCACAGCCACAACCGCCGCCACAGGAACAACCGCCCTTAACCTCATCGCTCAACAAGCGAATGACTGTTTCCAGAACAGCCTGCTTCGGCTTGGAGAACAAGAACTCCGACTTGTCCTCATCGAAGTGATAACCAACCACCCACGCCTCTTCACCCTTCTTCACAACCGCCGAAGAAGCGTCATAGTCATACAACTCAATCTCTTCATCAAAAACATCGTTCAACGCCTTGACAAGCATCTCTGCCAATTCTGACTGTTCCTGCGTATCCGCCTCTGGCTCTTCAACCGTCAGACTCTTGATTCCGCACAACTCGCCGTCCGTTCCACAATCGACGTTCTCCTTCACAGACAAAGTGCCCGTCAACTGATTCGCTCCGTGGAGGACAGGGGAAACCTCGTAAAGTTCTACTTCTTTCAGGATGTTCGCCTGATGGGTGTGGTCGTAATCGGCATCAATCGTCTTATAGCCGATACTCCACTCCTGTTCCTCACCGAAAAAGGCAACATTCGAAAACGCTTCCTTGCCCCGTTCAGCGTTTAGATTAAACTGAACCTTCGCGAACAGGCCACCGACATTGGCATCGAACATCTTCTGAGGTAGCCGCCGGTCCTTGGGTGGAACTTCATAAATATCCAGAACTTTGCCAATCGGCTCATTCCAGTTGTGTCCCCACACCACTCGTGGCTTACGTCGCTTCAGGGAACCATCGAAAGCGCCGGGAATAATAATGTCGCCTACAGAATCCTTATTGCCAATTGCGGCAACGAAGCACTCCACGATGCCCTTTGCCTGATCAATATTGATTTGACCAGCACGAGCCTTAAACTTGATGTCTGCTTGTTCGGTAAAAGTCAGTGTCGGCATAGGACATCCTTATACGATCGCGATCGTGCGAAAGTCTACATCCAGACATCTGACGGAAATGGAAGGTTTACTAAAAGTCGTTTAAGTAAACTATTCTGCACCGAACTTCAACAAGCAGCGACAATTGATTACCAATTCGGGAGGAGCAAGGGGATCGCCGGGAAATCTAAGAACCGCTCCACCAGCCTTAAAACCCGACCCAAGCGGCACGGTCTTCCCCTCCAAGGCCGCATGAGCAGCACGAACCTTCCTATCCTTACGAGTAACCCACGTTTTAGTCCTGACACCAGCCTTCTTGCCGCCATAAAACAATCCGGCATTGTAAGCGCCCGTACTCTCAACCTCGGCAATATTCGCTAGCCGTTTAGTTAACAACGCAGCAAAGACCGCCCCTACGGCTGTCCCCAGCAGCGCGGTCTTGGCTGAAATCGGAGCGCGATCATCATCATCTCCCAAGAGCATCAGGGCTAGCAGAATCGCCCCAGCGAGTTCTTTCTTCGTCGTTTCATTCACATTCTCAGCACGAACTAATTGACTTTCAATGTATTGCTGAACATCCTCGTCCTCAGTGTCCAATTGCTCGTTGGGAGTCTTCAAAGCCGTGGACGCTGATTCCAGCATCGCCCCCTGAATCATGGGAGTCAAATCTTCGCGTAGTTGCTTGTTCCAAACGCTCGTATCAAAGATGTGTTCAACCTTGAGTTCTTCATTGGCGAGAAGCCTCTTTGCCTTCGCTCCAGTGATCTTCTCGGTAACTACTCGTTCTTGTCGTTCAAAGTACCTTTCCAGAGAACGTTTGAAAATCACTTCCCAACGATCAATGTCTTGAAACGCCTTTGTTTCCCATTCGCCATTAAGACTGAATCGCTTAACGTCGAAATCCCCGTCCAACCATTTCGGCATCGGGAATTCGCCCGGTGGTAGTTCTGGCTCTGCCGCCGGATTAGGCGGTGGAACGGCGCCACCCGGAGGAGGTGGAGGACCACCCGGAGGAGGTGGAGGACCACCCGGAGGAGCGCCCGGAGCGGGAGCGCCCGGCTCCATCCCCATCGGAGCGCCCGCCGCCGCTTCTGGCATCGCCTCTTCCTTAGGCATCGGCTCTTCGGTGTTTCCTATGGGCGCAAGGTTCGGGTTGGCCAGCATCGAATCTGCCAAATATGCGTCAACCTTTTCTTTACCGGTCTTTGTACGGTACTCATTAGGAGTGATCAGACCCTGCTGAACCTCCGTCAAGTAATAGCGTTCACTCTCCTGCTTAGCCAACACCAGAACCGGCACAGAAGTAGTGTCAAAAGTAACATAGTATTCTGGATCCAATACATCAAGTCCGCGAGACAGCAACTCCAAGTGTGGTGCCATCGTTTCAGACCAGAACACCCGCCCCTCTTCTGCCGCGTTGGCAAATGTTCGCCCCGAAGCATTTCCGATGACCGATTCAGGAACACCGAATGAGGCCAAAATCTCTTCCTTCGTCAAACTTCGCAGTTCCCCATAGGCGGCATCCCGAGGACTCGCCGCGGTATCCACAAAATCGGCACCATCATCAGACGAAATAACTCCGATGCCACCACTTCGAGCAAGATTCCCACGGAACCGGGCTTGCAACTCTTGCTTGTCGTCATCGTCAATCATGCCCCGAAGAACCAGCAAGCCACCCGGTCGCCCGTCATTCAACAAGAAGTTTCGGTTATACAACTTCGCCAAGGTTTCCGTTTCGATCGCCACGCCAGCCGACTCCATGGGGGTCATCGACAAATAGGGATCCAACGGATGCGGGCGGCGGATCCAAATAACATTCTTCGGATTTATATTTTGCTTCTTCCCATTCGGAAGTTCGACCTCAAATGCTGCGACGAACTTCTTCTGATCCGGAATGGGGGCAGTATTCTGCGGCGGCAGGATGTGTAGCGCCACGGGGGTACCACCGCGGCCGCGAACGATCTCTATAAATACCCCACGGGTACTCATTAGCAACTGTGAAGAAATCCGATAACGAAACGCGAAAGCACTTTCGCCCATATTCGACTGTTGATTCAATATCGTTGCTAACTCTTTATTCGCCTCTTCCTTTGGAACCACTTCACCAAACGGAGAATTATCTTGTAAAAATGTAATAGGTAGACGCGCCTGATTGCTGGCAATAACATCAATAGCACGGTATACCCATGTAACCTTGGCTAAGCCTTCACGGTACGCCCGTTCAATATCCCAACCATCACTGTAAGGTTTCCCAACTAAACCAGCGTTATACGCTATGGGGGCGCCGACTGAGATAGACTTCTTGTCGTCCGGGCCGATCGCCTTATTGCGGGAATTCCATGCCATGTTTATTCAGCACCCAACAGATAGCCGTAAAGGCCGAGGGCACCCCCGAAAACAGCGACGCCCAAACCCCTATGAAAATGTCCTAAACCTATGCCCAATAGTATTATAGATAGCACCATGCAGGCGTGAGCAATGTTAGAACGAGTGAAGAGCATTTTTAGCATGGACACCATTCGATTCCATCGTTATTGGACGCGCAGTCGTAGGGAGTGTAGCCCATGATGAAAGACTGGTCAGACATCTATGAGTTCTTACAACCCCTCCCTCCTCAATTTTGTCCTGAACAACCTTCACTAACTCAGAAAACATATCTTCGTACCTCCGGGCTTGAAGCCCTCTTCGGTGGAGCCGCCGGAGGCGGGAAATCATCTGCTCTGTTAATGGCCGCCCTCCAGTATGTAGACATTCCCAACTATTCCGCGATCCTATTCCGGCGCACATACGCCGACCTCGCCCTGCCGGGCGCTCTGATGGATCGTTTCTTATCGTGGGTAAAAGAATACGACGAAGTGCATTGGAATGGTGCCACCTATGTTGCAACATTCCCGTCCGGGGCAAGAGTCACTTTCGGATATCTCAACAACAAAAATGACTACCTTCGCTACAAGTCATCCGAATTCCAGTACATCGGCATGGACGAGGTCACTGAAATCAGAGAATTCGACTACCGGTACCTGTTCTCACGTTTGCGTAGACCCAACGCTGGCCCCCTCGCACAGGTGCCCCTCCGCATGCGGGCGGCATCTAACCCTGCTCCCAACTGGGTTCGACAACGATTTATCATCGAAGGCAAAGAGAACGACCGAATCTTCGTTCCAAGTTTCTTGGACGACAACCCCGGCATCGACCCGGAGTCATACCGGCGGGCGCTTCAAGAAATCGACCCCATCGAACGTCAGCGACTCGAAAACGGTGACTGGTGGGCGGTGTCCACGGGAAGCATGTTCGACCGGGAATCTTTCATCATTACTGAAGCGACCGACCTGCCCGACTTCCTCAACCCGACTTGGTGTCGGTTCTGGGATCTGGCCGCCACAGAACCATCCCATGTGAATCCAGATCCCGACTGGACCGTTGGCACTCTCGGAGTCTTTGATCAGGGGATCTTCTACATCATCGACGTTCAACGCATTCGAGCCAGAGGCGACAAGGTGGAACGCCTGATCGCAGAAACGGCAGAAACTGACGGTCCTCATGTCTCCATCCGAATGGAGATGGAACCGGGCAGCAGCGGTAAAAACCTGATCGACCAGTACGCCCGGTACGTCCTCCCCGGCTGCGATTTTCTAGGGATCCGCGCAACCGGTGATAAGGCAACTCGGGCACGCCCCTTTGCCGCCGCTGCGGCCAACGGCAACGTCCGCTTGGTCAGAGGACCATGGATTACCGACTTCCTTGATGAAATGGCGACCTTCCCAGAGTCCTCGTGGCACGACGATCAAGTGGATTCCACCTCCGGCTGTTTCAACGAGGTCGCCGGTTTGGGCCATAAACAGCGGGGTCGGATACAAATCGTGGTCTGATGCTTGACTCGCCCGCCAACGCGCGGGTATGGTCGCCGCTCCGGCCATCCCGGCGTCGGCCAACCACCGTCGTTCGCCCGTTAGAGGGGCTGGAATCTTCATGCCCTGTGGTGGGGCACTGACCTACACTTCGTGGTGGAACTCGGCAGCAGTCAGCACCAACACCAGAACGAAATCGGACGGAGTGTGGATGCCCGCTGGCCGACCCTCCCTCGTTCGGGGAGACTAGGCGCCATTTACGACAGTCCGACTGTGACCGGAGTAAATCTTGGTTCTCCTTTGGAGGGCCAAGAACTCTAGCCCTCCTGCTCCCAGAGTAAGTGATTTCTTCTTGATCAGTAAGGTTATGCAATTCATAACCTTACTAATTTTGGGCGAAAATCGAACGTCTGTTCGGTCCTTGCTCACCCTTCTCGATTTTGCTAGGATCCGTAGGTAACTGCTACTGCTATGGAGGACCAATGGGTTTGCGCGAAGACCTGAACGACCTTTTGAACCGGTTAGATGAAGCCGTCTGGGAAGAACGTTCCTCTGAGGAAAACACTGAGGCGTTGCTTCATCTTGGATTCCTCCTGAACGACGCGAAAAAACGAATCACCTCCATCCTCAAAGAAGCCGAAGCAGTGTTGTTGAAGTCCGACTGGGACCGGTCCCCGTACATGACACAACTGTTCTCTATTGAGACCAAGACCGGTGCCCCCCGCAAGAAGTGGGATCACGACATGCTGGCGGTGTTGGTAGCCAAGAAGATTACAGACACGGCTATTAACATGGACACCGGAGAAGTAACCAAGACCCCCCAGCAAATGATCAGGGAACTGTTGGATTACGCCGCGCCGTCTTACTGGCGTGTCGGTGCCCTTCGTGAGTTGGGCATTGATCCGGACGATTACTGCGATGTTGGAGAACCACTAACTAGTCTTATCTACAGGAGCAATAACTAATGACTGACAAAACACAGGCCGATCAACTCGCTGAACCTTTTGATGACATGCTCATCTATCAGCGTTCCGTCGGCGGGCGTCAATTTGATTATGTCGCCGTGGCTGAATACGTCGCCCGACTGAACAAGGTGCTGGGACCAAACAACTGGAATTACGAAGTTCTTAAGTGTCATGTCCAGCCCGAATACAAAGAACATGTCATTGCTCATGTTCGGGTTACAGCGAATATTGACGGGTCCACCTGCCATAAAGAACAGTACGGCGGGGCAAAGATCAAGATGATGAAGACCGGTGGGGTCATGGATCTCGGCAATGACTTCAAAACAGCAGTCTCAGACGCATTCAAAAAAGCGTGCCAAGGTTTGGGCATTGCCCTCCATCTGGCCCGCAGCGAAGAAGCACTCACCTTGGATGCTGAAGAGTCTTATCCGGTAGCCCAAGAACAGTGGGATGTTTTCGTAGGGAACTTCCGGGCACTGGACGACGAGAAGAAGACTCTTTTCCGCGAGTGGTTCAAAAAGCAGAATTTGGGCGAGAAGCCGCAGCGCAGCATGGAGTCTGAAGGATTCCAGAAGGCGCAGGTTGAAGTGATCCGCCTGTCCTTTGGTGCCGAAGAAGTTCCCGAAGAGGAAGTGGAGGAAACATACTGATGGCCACATTGAGTCGTTCTGATAAGCACCGCAAGAATAAGAAGTCTTGGCGAGCGATGCATCCCGTTATGAAGGGTTACGACACGCTTACTCTCGGAGAATGGAACAAGGCCCGTGACGCCGAGGTCGAACGAATGAGGAAAGAGAAGGGACAGTAATGGCAAACATCAGCGCCATGCGAAACGACACCCTCACTCTTGGCGAGTGGAAAAAGGCCCGCGCAGAAGAGGCGGAACGGATGAAGGAGAAAGACCTGCCATCCTTTGCCACACCGAGGGGCGCAAAATGAAGAACCTTTTTTTCGGAGCCATCTTTGCCATCTCCGGAGGCATCATCGCCGGAGGACTCATTTCAGAATGGTGGGCTTTCGCAATCCTCATCCCGGCAGGAGCCATATTGGGCTGGAAGATCGGAGACAGGTTCTAATGGACACGCTGGATACAGAAGCGATGGTCCAGCGGTTTCAACAGCGAGCGGAGGCGGTACGCAAGCGCAACATGCCTCCGATCACTGGGGCTGAACGCAGGGCATTTGTCGAACAGTCTCAACTTGACTATCAGGATTACGCGCTTCTCGCTGACTCGCAAATCAGTTTGGACGGCGGAATCCTAACCGTTGATCTGCGGCCTGCCATCTGTGACGCCGCCATCCGAGGCGAGGGGCACTTGGAACGGGAAACTCAGGTCGCCATGGAGAACATCGCCAAAGCCCTCCCGACTGACGGGAACAAAATCACCCCCAAGATGCTTGACTCCAAGTCTGACCTACAGGACTTGATCGACGGAGCCGAAATGTTCAGGGTTGTGGACACTGTCGATGCAATTGAGGGCAACGCTCCCGGCTTCCCGATTGAAAGTACCGCTCCCGGTTTCAGTCTGACTCACGGCTATCTCCTATGAGCGTCCTAGAACTCCCTCATCATCTTTCCGCGTCCAGTATCACCACCTATCAGCAGTGTCCTCTCCGGTTTCGCTTTTCTCGAATCGACAAGATTCCTGAACCAACCACGGAGCCGATGATTCTTGGCACGTTTGTTCATGAGATTTTAGAGAACTTTTACAAACTCCCGCCAGAGGAACGAACCATCCCTGAGGCTCGGCGTATTTCCCGTGAGTTGTGGGAAAACGAGTATGAAGCGAAAACCAGTGAGATCAGGATTTCAGATTCCAATGACTTTCGGTGGCGGGCGTGGTGGTGTGTGGAAAATATTTTCGCCATGGAGAATCCGCCCTCAGTTGAAATCAAAGGAATAGAAGATTCGTTCTCTGCCGAAATAGATGGCGTTCCCCTTGTTGGTTTTATCGACCGCTGGACCGAAGAAGACGGCAAGACCGTTGTTTCTGATTACAAAACAGGCAAGGTCGCGAACCAACGTTACGATGGTGAAAAGATTTTTCAAATCGTATTATATGCTGAAATGATAGAACGCCTCAAAGGTATTCCTGTAGATTACGCAGAAATACTTTATATAAGATTTCAACAACGTAAACGATATGAGCCAACACCGGAGCGACGGGAAGTTGTGCTGAAGTTGATCAATCAGACTTGGGAAGGAGTTCAGGCCGGATGCCAAACCGGACTGTTTCCGACCTCAACTGGGCCACTATGTAATTGGTGTGCTTATAAGCCAATCTGCCCCGCGTGGTCGTAAGGAAAATACTATGGAAGAAGAAGACTTCGATCGTATTGTTTCAGAAGATGTTAAGAACCTATTACCGGAAGAGCAATCAGACTATCTCAGGTTGCCGCAGAATCAAACCAACTGGCGCGCTGCTCTCTTAAAACTGATTAAGAGTCTGG